ATGCTGTTTACCGATGTCCAAAGGAGCGTGCGTTTGAACAAAAAGAAAAAGTCCACAAACACTTCCCCCTATCCCGATGAAGTCATTGACCGTCTGGCACAGGCATTCTACCCAGCCATCCTTGCCTGCTGGAACAGCGAGGAAGGCCAACGGGAGTTTGCCGCATGGCAGGCGGAACAGGCCCATCATGCAAACAACGAAAAACAGGAAGTTCCCGACGGGGAACGCCCTGTTGTACATATCGCTATCGTATGTGGCTTTTGGCAGGGTGCGTCCGGGTGGACGCACCCTGTTTTTACGTTTAGTCCTCTAGTCCGTGACTACCAGCCGCATTCTTCAGATACTCCTCTGGCTCACCGTTCAGAATCAACTCAGCATACGCCAGCGGGTCATTATAGATGAGGTAGTCCAATTCAGTCCGCTGTGCCATAGTGACATCCAGTGCATCCTCGACCCCGGTGCAGTTGATGGAAATTTTTCTCCCATCCCGGAGCAGCAGCTCCACACAGCCGGTGTCCATGTTAAAATGACAGGCTCTTACATCGTACTTCATAATCGTGTCCTCCTGAAATCATTGTCTGGCTTGTATCGGTCAATCTATGATTTCGGATTTCATCTTCTGCCGGGAACCTCTATTGAGATTTCCGAAGAAAATAAATAATCCGAACCCATCTCCTATTGGAAATAAGTTCGGATTATTTTTGTCTGGTCGGAGTGGCGAGACTCGAACTCGCGGCCTCCTGCTCCCAAATATGCCCAAAATCGGATTGAATGGTTGCAAATCGTCTTATTTTATGTTGAATCACCGTCATATTTATTCAAAGCGATTCTCTTTGATTTTGTTTCATTTTGGATGAATAACGCACAAATAACGCACAAAACAGCAGTGCGATAAAGCGGACAGAGGTATTATACAGCGGCTTTTGCCCGCTCTTTTTATGCCCGGCTCTTTTCGCGGATGTTGTCAAAAACAATTTCCATTGCGTCCGACGCTGCCGCGTCTGCTGTGCGGATGAACCCCGCGTAAATATCCGTGGTGGTGGAGGTCTGAGCGTGGCCCAGACGGCCCGAAACCGTTGTGATGGGAACGTGGGCGGCTATCATCAGGCTTGCGTAAGTGTGCCGCAGGCTGTGGAAGTGCACCGCCGGGAGATCATGCGCCCGCAGGAAGTGCGGGAACCATGTTGTCAATCTTTCCAGATCAAAGGGTGTTCCGTCCCAGCTGGTAAACAACAGGTCATTTTGCACCGTCTTTCCGTTCTCCACCTGCACAGTACGCGCCCACATCGACCCAACGCGCAGCCGTTCCGCCTTTTGATAGAGCTGGTACTCCCTCAGCATATCCATACAGTTTGCACCTACCTTGAATGTACGGTTTGACGCTTTGGTTTTTGGTGCGGTGAAGATAAGCCCCTCGTGCGGGATGTATTCCACTGTGCGGTTTACGGAGATGGTGGAAGCATTGAAATCAATATCAGACCAGCGCAGGCCGCAAATCTCGCCCCGGCGCATCCCTGTGAACAAACCAAGCTGCACCATAGCGCTGTACTGTGGCGGAACATCATGCAGCGCAGCCAGCAGCCGCGCGGCGTCGGCCTCTTCCAGATAGGACGCTTCAACAGCTTCTCCCTTTGGCGGTTCTGCCCGCTTTACCGGGTTATCCTCCACAATGCCCCATTGCACAGCCTTTGTGAAGACGCTGGACAACATCCGGTGATAGTGCTGCACTGTGTTCCCGTTGAGTTTGCCGCCCTCTTTGGCCTGTTCGGTGAATGCTTTGGAGAAGATCACCCCGGCGGCGCGGGCTACCTTCTCAGCTGAGGCCCGGCTTACCGGCGTTCCGTTGCAAACACAGGTCATTGTGCGCCCACCTACACCCGCAGCCTTTGCGGTCTCTTGCCGCTTACCGCGTGGCAGCTCCTTGAGGAGGGCAGGCGTTGCCAGATATACAGAATCCCGCCGCGCTCCCGCCTCTTCCAAACTGGAATAAAAGGCCATCAGGTGCGAGGGTCTTATCTGGTTTACCCTCATGTGACCCAGCGCCGCAGAGATACGCGGCCTAAGATACCGATATTCTACCCCGGTTTTGGGCTTACACTTTTTGTCGATGTACTCCGAAAACCAGCGGTCTATCAGGTCATCCAGCTTCATATCTGCATCGAGAGCAAGACCGTCATGCACTTCCCGTTCAAACTCATCTGCCCGGCGGCGCACTTCCTTTTCCAGCTTGCGCCCGGTCAAGGTGGGCGGAGGGGTGAAGGTGCGGGACGTTGTGACCTGCTTGCCGTTCCGATCATACCCGGTAGACACCCGGAACAGGTAGGAAGTGGAGCCGTTTTTATTCTTTCGCTTCACGATCTGAGCCATTCTTTAGCGCCTCCTCAATAAGCTTTCTTATCAGATAATCGGCATAGTCCTGAACCTCTTTTTTCAGTAACAAACGCTTTTCGGAGGAAATAGTAACGCTTGCACAGCCTGCTTCAAAATCCAGCTTTTGAAATGTTGCCGTTTCGAGCGCATAATTGACGGCGAGAACTTTTGACGAAAAATCAAAAGCACTCCATTCTGCCTTTTCCTGAGCTTTTCTTACGGTTTCTTCAATTTCTTCTGTGGTCATAAAATCATCTTCACACCATAACCATTCAACGCGAACATCCGCTGCCGTGGCTATGCGTTCCGCGTTGTCCCTTGTAAGATTGTGCTTTCCGGTGACGATACAAGAAAGGTGTTGTTGTGATGTATGGAGAACTTCAAGAGCAAAATCTTTTTGATTTTTTCCGGTGCGGCCTATTGCAATTTTCACCCGCCTGCCGCGCTTCTTTGACAACAATTCATCTGGTTTTTCGGCTGTTTTAGATTTTTTATTCATTTTCGACCACTTTCAGACCAACTATGCAAGCTCGAACTATGTTAATTGCGATAACATTGCAAAAAAGATGCAATTTACAAAATTCACATTTTGTGACACAATAATAGCATAGCACAAAACAAAAATCAACAACAGGAGATGATAAAAATTGACTGAAGCAGAAAAGTTTGTGCCGATACGAAAACTAGCCGAGAGTGGTTTCTTGACAGAGTCGAGGCTGAGAAAAATGCACAAACAGGGAAAGCTTCCCGGCATTTGGTGCGGAAAGAAATTTTTGGTCAATGTTCCGCTTCTGAATGAAGAACTTGACCGAGAAAGCAAAAAGCAGCTAAACGGAGGTGAACGCAATGAGTAATACGGTGCAATATCCGACTATGGCAACGGTGAAGGACGCTGCCGCCAAGTTCGGCATCTCTGAATACTTCTTGCGGAATCTCTGCCGCGCTGGCAAGGTGCGCTTTGTCTGTGTTGGCAACCGCTGGTTGGTCAATTTGGACAGCCTTGCCGCCTACTTCAACGAGGGCGACGACCCGGCGGAACTGGAAAGCCGTCACGGGTAAATAAAAATGTCCTCAACGAAAAAGAAAGATGTGCCATTCTGGAAAACCGGCCGCACCGGCGGAAAGAGTCCGAACGGTTCACGATTGCCGCACGTTGAGTTGTATGCCGACCTGCTCCAAGACCCAGCTTTTGCAGGTTTGACAGGGAGCGCATATAAAACCTACATCGGCATGATGAAAGAGCGCGGCCAACAGAGCGAAAATTTTGCATTCGCATTCCCCCGCCGGGTTGCTGAAAAATACGGCATCAGTGAGGACAGCTTGCGCCGGGCCGTAAAAGAACTAGAGCAAAAAGGCTTCATCAAATGCTGTGCCCACAATTCAAATCTCCGAAAGGCAGACCTATATCAATTTTCGATAGAATGGAAGCAGAGAGAACCGCCCTAGATTTTGCCCATGCAAAACCGTATACATGGCTATATCTAGAATATGTCCCGCATTTTGCGGGAAGGCAAAACGGCAAAAAATTCACTGGTTCCCGCATTTTGAGGGAAGGTTGTGGAACATCTGCCGCATTTTGCGGGAACGTGTTCCCTCATTTTGCAGGAAGATAGGCCGCATTTTGCGGGAGCGAAAAAACATAAAGCCGCCCGGTGAACATCAGACACCGAGCGGCCAGACAGGAGGGAATACACAATGCGAATCTTTGACATTCTGCCCGTAGGGGAAGAAAACGCCATTCCCGGCGAGGAGATAGAACGCCGGTTAGGTATCACGAGGAGAGAGCGCCGGGCAATGGCAGCGCAGGAGCTGGAAAACGGCCTCTTTGTGCTGTACACCACCACGCGCCCCGGTGGGTACTTCCGCCCGGCGGAGGGAGAAAAAGGCCGTCAAGAGCTGGCCCGGTTCTATCATCGGGAACAGGCGCGGGGACTTGCCAGCCTCAGAAAGTTGGCGGCAGTCGGTGCAGCGCTGGCCCAGTGCGGCGATCAGACCACACTTGACCCGCCGGGAGACGGTACGCGATGAACCAGCGGCAGCGGGCTTTCTGTGAAGCCTACCTTCTTAGCGGCAACGCCACCGAGGCGGCAATAAAAGCCGGGTACAGCCCCAAAAGCGCCCGCAGCATTGGGCAACGGTTGTTGACTTATGTTGACATCCGGGAGTATCTGGCCCAGCGTAACGCTCAGATCATCGCCGAGAACACGGCCACCCTTGAGGAGATATACAGCTTTTGGACGGTCACAATGAGAGATCAGGCATCAAAACCGGCTGACCGCCTGAAAGCCTCCGAACTTCTTTCAAAGGCGCTGATAGTAGAACGTACCCGGAAAGAAAACAGCGATCAGAGCGGTGCAGGGCATGAGTTTGACGGCTGGAGTGATGAGGAGTTGCGCGGCGCTGTTCACCTTATGGAAGACCTGAGCGATGAAGAATTTAACGCCATCATGGACGCGTATAACCGAAAAAAGAGGCGATAATCTGAAGAAAGCGGAATTGAATGCGCTTGCTGTCCGTGCCAGAGACGGCAGCGAGGAAACGCTTTTGGACTTATGGAACGCGGTGAAAGGCTTTGTCAAGAAAAAGGCCGTTTACTATGCGAAGAACCACACAGCAGGCATGACGACCGCTGAAGACCTTGTGCAAGCCGGCTTTTTCGCCGTCTATGACACCGTGCAGGCATTCGACGAGACGAGAGAGAAATCTTTCCTGACCCTGCTGAAATACTTCCTACAAAAGCGCTTTGCAGAAGAAGCAGGGGTGCGCACCAGCCGCCGGGACGGCCTACAATATGCCGACAGCACCGCAGAGGCCCTATACTCGAACGAGGATAGTATTACCCTTGAGGACACGTTGGAGGACGCAGGTGCAGCCGCAGAGCTGGAAAGCGTTGGAGTACAGAGACCTTGTTCTTTACGCCCGGCGGGTCATTCTGGCCGCGCTGGACGGCTTGCCCGACGGCTACCGCGTGACCGTCCGGCGGACAGCCCCCACAAAACAGGTTCAAGGGATGCAATCCGGCATCCCTGAAGATACAACTCAACCGCAAAGGAGAATAAAAACATGAACGTATTCACCGAAATCAGTACCCGCGAACTGGAAAACACCCTCAAGGGCAAGGCTGTCCGCTACATCGTCAACGATGCAGGGGAAGGGCTGTGCTTGTTCTTTGAGGGCTGGACGGACAACACTGGCTCAAACCACGGTGACGCTATCCACATCAGCCCGGTCATTGATGCAGCTGGCAAGCCGCAGCTTGTTGTGCAGTATGTCCCGGAAGAGGAACGGCCCGAAGACAGCGAAACCAGCAACAACGGCGTTGTTGGTGAGTAACCCACTCGTCGAATGACCTGCAAAGCCCCCACAGCCTCAGAAGCAGAGGCGTGAGGGCTTTTCTTTATGTCTGCATCAACTTTCCCGCCGGGCAGTGCATCGCCCGTTCTAGGCACTTGCCAGACGTTGCGAGAGTATGCACAGGCAAAACAGTATGGAGGCCGCAGCGTTACGGCCTCCATACTGTACCCGCCCGGCGGGTCATTCGTCTTCCCATTCATCGACCCGCCGACCATGCGCCCACGCCTCGCGGGCCTGATTTAAGCTCATGTGGTTGGCACAGTCTTCTTCATCCGGGTTTTCGAGCTGGCAAAGATCATCTTCCCAGTTGCACACAGGGCAAATATCAAAGTCCCCGGCATACTCAAACGTGTACTTGCCGCAGACCGGGCAGATATAGCTTTCTCCAACTTTTACGATTCTCATACAATGCCGCCTCCCTACCGGTGGGGTGCATCTGGCTCACCCCATAGTGATAGCAAAAGGCCGCTGCATCTCTGCAACGGCCTCTTTCTGTTCGAGAATCAGGCGGGGTGACGTTTCCCGCATCTCCTAACAATGGGCGGCAGCTGCCTGTTCTGCCCTCTGGTTCTCTTTGCAAGTCTATTATACCAGAACACGAAAAAATGTCAATTCGTGTTGGGTCGTTTAGTATCGTTTCAATGTGCCTTTTTCGATGAAGTTTAGAACGCGGTTTGTATTCAGGCGGTAGACCGACCGGGCAAAGAGCTGACCCCGCGCAGAAACGCGGACGGCGACCTTGACATAGACGCTGTTAACCTGCACTTCCTTGACGTATTCAATCGAGCCGTCCTTTGCGTTCAGGGCCACATAGTCCGGCGCGGCCAGAATCAGCGGGATATATTCCCCATAGAGGGCAAAATCCGCCGGGTGGCGGCTAACCATGTGGGCTATATTAGATTCACCGAGTAGAATACTCTGCCCCTCTGTCATGGACAGCCCCAGAAGATCAATTACGCGCTGGCACAGTACGCCTACCTGTTTGGCGTGGTCTGGCATCGTTCAACATCCTTCCCAGCCTTACAGCCCTTTGATACTTTCCAGCAGTGCGGCCCGCCGGGCCTCTGTGTCATCGTCCGGGGCATTCCCGGCGGTGTGGGGTTGTTCCGGCGCGGGGTGTTCTTCCAAATAGGCTTTCACGGCCTGCTGCAAGACCGCATTGGACGTTGTTCCCTGTGCAGCACAAGCGGCCTTGAACTGTTCCGCCGTCTCCCGCTTGACCTTGCAGGCCAGAACGACCATGTTTTCTTTGTCCCATTTGGCACTTGCCTTTTTCTGTGCATCAGAAACCATTGTATTTCCTCCTTTTCTGTAAACAGTATACCATAAAAGCAAAACGGTTTACAGTATAAAATTGACCAGAAACATACGGTAAACCTTATACAATGCGCCAATAGACATATACAGTAAACCGTAGTATACTATAATCACAGCAAGGGAGCACGACCGGAAGGCAAGGGGCGAAGGATGTACCGGGAGCGCAAGAGCAGAACGCCAGCTAAGACAGTAACCCACTCCCGCCGCTGTATATGAAAAATGACCCGGTGACCGCTACCAACGAAACACCGAGCCAAACCCAACAACAGGGTCAAGCCCAGTATAGCAGGGCTGGCCCGCAATGTAAAGCGAGGACAGTATGAAAAAATACAATCTTTCGGAGATCATGCACAAGGCGTGGAAGCTGTACCGGAAAGGCGTTGCCGCCTTTGGCGAGTGCCTGCACCGGGCATGGAACAGCGCAAAGGCCGAACCTATCAACGCCCAGCGCATTGAGAAAGCCCAGCAGGCCGCAGGCGTGGCCGAGCAGGTGAACACATGGGCAGGTTGGAAAGCCGCAGGCTATGAAGTCCTGCACGGCACAAAGGCTTTGTTCCAAGTGGTTCTCATCCACAGCAGCAAGGGCGACGGCCAGACCTACCGAGCATCGTTCTTTGGAGCCTCCCAAGTGAAGCCCCTGAACGCCTGATATTGAACCGCTGACCCGGCGGCGCAGAGAAAGCCCGCCGGGATTTGTTTTGAAGGGAGATTTTCACAATGAACCGAGTAGATGTTGAAAGCGCTGTTATTGCAATGGGAGATGTTGCTGTGTGCATCAAGATGGTGGACGACGCGACCGAGGAGGGGAACGCGGTGCAGCAGGGCCGAGCGGTGCAAGTCCTCATGGACATTTTCAAGGCCAGATATGCCGCTCTTGTGTCCTGTGTTCAGGGCGACCAGAGCGCCGCGCAGGGCAGTTTTTAA